AATCCAAATTGGAGCGTATCGGTTTACCCTAAAAAATTAGAGCAGAGTATTAACGAAGCCAAGGAGCTGACGCACAAAGAGGTAGAATTTAAGACCAAGCTGCTAAACGTTTGGACGGACACGGCGCAAACTTGGATTAGCGACGCGGTTTGGAGCAAAGACCAGCCAGAGCTTAGTTATTCAAGCCTTGCGGGTCTAGAGTGCTACGGAGGGCTTGACCTTGCTAGCACGGGCGACTTCTGCGCCTTCTCTTTGTTTTTTCCAGAGGCGGACAGCGTTATTACTCGCTATTACTTACCTGAGGATGCAGTAAAGAAGCGAAACGACACAGCGGGCGCAAATATCAGAGACTGGGTGCGCCAGGGCTTAATTATTGAAACCGAAGGCAACGTAACCGATTACAACTATATTAAAGCCGACATTTTAGACCTAGCCGAGCAGTTCGAAATTAAAGAGATAGCTTTTGACCGTTTTAACTCTAGCCAGTTAATTATTGAGCTGCAAAACGAAGGGCTAACGCTTTACCCTTTCGGCCAGGGCTTTGTATCTATGAGCGCCCCAACTAAAGAGCTGGAGCGGCTTGTAAAAGTCGGCAGGCTTAAGCACGGCAACAACCCAGTAACGCGCTGGCAAATGGGAAACATATTGCTAAGGCGAGACCCAGCCGACAATATCAAAATAGACAAGGCAAAGAGCGGCGACAAGGTAGACGGGCCTGTGTCTATTGTAATGGCTCTAGGAACGTATATGCAAGAAGCTGCCAAAGGGGAGGGCGACTTCTGGTTTATATCAATATAGAAATTAAAAAAGGGGGATAAAATGAAACGCACCGACGCTTGGTTGACCTTTAAAGATGACTTTATAAAGGAATTTTACAAAGAGCTGCCAACTAGTAAAACCTATCAGGAAGCTTACGAGAAAATAGAGGAGCGTTACGCTGCTATCTTTAATCGCAGGCGCTTTAAGGATTACGGGGTATTTCGCTCAACTTTGAGCAGATGGCTAAAGGAAAACCGCTAACAATGGGAGAAAGTTGCAGGCGTTACGCGCGCGAAGTTATAATTTCGCCTTATGCAGTTTAGCCTAAAGCGGCTTTTTAGCCCTAGCAAGATAGAACGCCGAAGCTCTTTAAGCGCTCCAGCTGACTGGCTTTTGAATGCGCTTACTAATGTTTTCGGCGCTCAGACGGCTAGCGGTCAGGCGGTAAACACCCGCAGCGCTTTGTCTATTGCCTCAGTTCACGCTTGTGTGCGCGTTATATCGGACGGCCTTGCTGCCCTTGACCTTAAACTTTACGAAGAGCAGGACTACGGAAAGCGAGTAGCCCGTGCGCATTACGCTAGCGCTGTTATTAATGAGCCTAACGCTTATCAAACAAAATTCGACTTTTTGAAGTATCAGGTAGCGCAGCTAGCGCTTCGTGGTAACGCCTACGCTTTTATTAATCGAGACGCGCGTTTTATCGCTGTTGAGCTTCACCCGATTAGCGCCGACTACGTTAAGCCTCTTTTGAGCGACGGGCAGCTGTTTTACAAAGTCTCAGCTCCTGGCTACCCTACGCTGGTTCCCGCTGTGGATATGCTGCATTTTAAAGGGCTTTGCGTCGATAACGTACTCGAGGGCCGTAGTCCTGTTCAGATTCACGCCGAGACTTTAGGCGTTGACCTTGCTGCTATTCGTGCAAGCGCTGACATTTATAAGAATGGAACGCTTAAATTTTTGCTGAAGTCTGAGCATCAGATTAAGCCAGAGCAAGCGCAAGGATTGAAGCTTAGCCTAGACGACGTAATTAACGGCGCTAGCCGATCTACTGTATTGCCTGCTGGCGTTGCAATGGAGAAGCTTTCAATGAGTCCAGAGGAGGCGCAGTTTCTAGAAGAGCGCCAGTTTAGCGCTGAGGAGATTGCCCGTATTTTTGGTGTGCCTTCTTCTATGATTGGAGCAAATAAAAATGGCGTAAAGTCTAGCGTAGAGCAGGAGTTTCAAGATTTTTATAGCCGTACCTTGATGGCTTACGCTATTAACATAGAGCAAGAGATGCGCCGCAAGCTTTTGACTGAAGCCGACAAAGTTAACTACTACTTCAAGTTTAATTTTAACAGCTTGCTGCGTGCAACGGCTAACGATCGCGCAGACTTTTATAACAAAGGAATACGCGGCGGCTGGCTTTCTCGCAATGAGGCCCGCCAATTTGAAGACGCAAACGGCTTTGAAGGTGGCGACTCTTATTTGATTGAGGCAAACCTTATGCCTTCTGAGCAAATTAACGCCTATATGCAGGCTAAAATTGACCAGCTGACTAGCGCCGCACTTAAAAACAATAACCCCGACGGGAATAACAACAATACACAAGCGTAACCAATGAGCAATAACACAGAACGCCGCGCCTTTTTAGGTTCAATCGAGGCCCGTATGCAAGAAGGGCAAGAGCTTCCCGTAGAGGTGCGCGGGGTAGCTGCTGTAATTAACCAAGCTACTGACCTGGGTTTCGCCGAGGAGATTATTAGCGAAGGCGCCTTTAATGAGGTGCTAGAGGATGATGTGCGGGTGTTGGGTAACCACGACCCTAACCAGGTGCTAGGCAGAACAGCAAGCGGCACAGCTAAGGTATTTTTAACCGAGAGCGGGGAGTTAGGGTATAGCTTTACTCCTGACTACGAGAACCCCACGCACGTTTCTTGGGTTCGCTCTATTATGCGCGGCGACATTACGCAAAGCTCTTTTGCTTTTACCGTTCCTAAAGGTGGCAGCGAGTGGCGCAGCTCTGAGAAGTACGGCGTAAACGGTATGCGCGTTATCAAAAAGATTGAGCGTCTTTATGACGTTAGCCCTGTGACTTACCCAGCTTACGAAGGCACAGCAGTAAGCGCCCGCGATTTGCAAGCCGCTAAAGACGAGCGCGAGCTAATCGACTCAGAAAAGAGCGAGGCTAGCAGCGATATTATTAAGCTTATGCTGGCTAGATATAAGAACCTTTAACTTAGAAAACAATTAAACACTTATAAAATGAACAAAATTAAAGCTTTGAAAGAGGAGCGCGGTCGCTTGGTAAGCGAGTTGCAGACTCTACAAAACAACATCGAGAAAGAAGCCCGTTCTATGAGCGACAGCGAGTCTGCCCGCTTGGACGAGATTGATAGCCGTTTGGACGCTATCAGCTCCGAGGTTTCTAAATTGGAAAAGTTGCAAGCTCGCGCTGCTGAGGCTGCTTCTTTGTCTGGCGCTGCTTCTTACTCTGAAGAGAAAGAAAAGAGCAAAATGCGCGATCAGTTCAGCTTTAAGCGTGCCGTACAGATGGCCGCTACTGGCCGTAAGGATGGCGTAGAAGCTGAATTTAGCAAAATTGCTGCTGACGAGTTCCAACGCTCTGGCGTTTCTGTTGCTGCTCACTCTGTTTTGATCCCTTCCGAGGTTTTCAAGCGCGATATGACTGCTACAGGTGGTACTTCTGGCTCTGAGGGTGGTGTTAACATCGCTACCGAAGTAGGAGGCATTATTGACGTATTGTTGCCTAAAACTGTTTTGCGCGGTTTGGGCGTTCAGCAGTTGAACGGTTTGGTAGGCAACTTGGATATGCCAACCGCAAGCACTCAGCCCGCTGCTGGTTGGAATACCGAAAACGGAACCGCTAGCGAGAAAAGCCCCGCTTTCTCTAAAATTACTTTCAGCCCCAAGCGTTTGGCTGCTTTCATTCAGGTTTCTAACCAGTTGATGCTTCAAAGCTCTAACTCTATTGATCAGTACGTTCGCAACTTCTTGATTACCGCTATGGCTCAAGAGATGGAAAAGGCTGCTATTAAAGGAGGCGGAACTAACGAACCTACTGGTATTATTGCTAACGCTTCTGTGAACGTAGCTTATGCTGGTGGCGCTGCTAACAACACAGTAAACGCTAACGGTGCTGCTGCTGTTTGGGCTGACGTTGTTAACTTGATGAAAGCCGTCGAGAATGCTAACGGCGAGGGTGTTGCTTACTTGACTAACCCATTGGTTAAAGCTGCTTTGCAAACTACTCCCCGCCAGTCTTCTGGTGTAGAGGGTAACTTTATTATGCCTTCTGGCGCTAATGAGTTGAACGGCTACGCTGCTGCTTTTACTACTAACGTACCTAGCAACTTGAGCAAAGGTTCTGCATCTGATTTGTCTGCTATGATTTTCGGCGACTTCTCTAAGATGGCTCTGGCTTCTTGGGGTGGTATGGAGTTGACTGTTGATCCTTACAGCGGTGCTACTGCTGGCTTGACCAACATCGTTCTTAACTCTTACCTTGACTGCAACTTGTTGCAGCCTACCGCTTTCGCTGTTATCAAAGACATCGACGCCTAATTTTAAGCCCGCTAGGGGGTCAATCCTAGTGCCTTGGGGGTGGTTAAATCTCGCCCCCAGGGGCTAATTTTATGAAAGCTAAAGTTAAATTTTTGATTAACGCAAGCGGGCAGTTTAACCTTTGCTATGGCCCTGGCGATATTGCCGAGCTTGACGCAAAGCAGGCCGAGCTATTGCTAGAGGCTGGCGCTGTTGAGTTAATCGAGGAGCCAAAAGTAGAGGAACCAAAACCCGCTAAGAAGGTTAAAAAATGATTACAGGAAAGCGCACTATAAGCAACGTAAACGCCGCCACGGACTATATTAGCCTGTCAGAAGCTAAGGCGCATTTGCGAGTGACTAGCTCAGCAGATGACAGCTATATTACGGGGCTTATTGGAATGGCTCTAGACGCTTGCGGCAATTACTTAGGTTACAATGTTGTTAAGTCTTCTGTGCGCTATGGCTTCGACGGCTATACGGGCCTCGCTGCTATTGTTAATCCCGTGAACGGCTTGCAACAGCCTAGCGGCAACTATTTGCGAATCCCTAGCCGTGTTCTTAGCGTTACCTCTGTTAATTACATAAGCGACGCTAACACTATTACTGCTTTTGACGCTGCCGACTGGATAGACGCGCCCGACCCTTTGCAGACTTATGGGCTAGATATTTTCTTCAATACCGCGCCTCCTAGTTTGACGGATGCCAAGACTAAGTACTTAATAGAACTAGTAGAAGGCTTCGAGCTTACTAGCGCTACAACTGACCAGAGCAACAAGTTCCCAACCGCTGTAAAGCACGCGGCGCTTTTGCTAATTGGCCAATACTACGATAACCGCGCAGCTATTACGAGCAGCTCAGGAATGAAGCCGCTAGATTTTGGCTTGCACTATTTGCTTGCACCTTATAAAATAGACTTCTTCGTATAATGGACGCGGGCAAGTTTGACGAGTTGGTAACTATTGAGAGCTACACCGAAAGCGTAAGCTCCAACACAGGGCAGCGCGTGCGCAGCTGGTCAACTTATGCGCAAGTTTGGGCGCAGGTAAAAGAAAGCGACTTCGGGCAGGAGCCTACGAACGCAGACCGCAGAGAGCATAAAACGCGGGTTAATTTTATTACTCGCTGGGATGCTGGCTTTAACGTAAAAATGCGCATAAACTGGGGCGGCAATTATTACAACATTTTAAACATTGCCGAGAAAGAGCGCAGGCTTTACGCTAACTTGCTGACTGAATTAACGAGCTAATGAAAGAGGCAGTACAAGGCACGGCAAAGCTTTTGCAACTTATGACCCGCTTAGATTTTAGCGGGCGAAACGAGTTGTATGAGGGCTTAAAAAAAGCCAGTCAGCCTATTATTGACTCTGCACAGGCTAAAGTAAACGTAAGGACTGGAAACCTTCGCGCCTCTATTGGCTTTATTGAGCGGAGAAAAAAAGCATACTATAAAAGCGTAGTTTTAATAGGCCCGCGCACTTATAGCCGTTGGGCTGGATACCACGCGCATTTAGTAGAATACGGGACGGTAAAGCGTAGCATTAAGGCAACCAAAACGAGAGGCGAAAAACTCGATCCAGAATTTGGTAACAGGGGCGCTGTAATGCCTGGTAAATTTGCCTTTATGGCTCCAGCTTTTAAAGAGACTGAGCCAATAGTGCGCAATAATATTAACAAGCTTGTAAAAAAGCTTTTTGATGATCAAATAAAAAAACATAAGTAAACAATTTAAAAAGTAATACAATGGCAACAACAGGCTTAATTAACGGCACTCTGATTGCGATCTACAAAGACGTAAGCGGAACCTTGACCAAAATCGCGAATGCAACTTCTAGCGATTTCGACTTAACTAAAGATATGATTGACGTAACTAACAAAGACAGCGGCGGTTACAAAGAGTTTTTAGCTGGCGAGGCTGGCTGGACTTTGAGCTGCGAAGGTATCTTTGAAGAGGACGGCGGAGTTACTGGCATTAGCTGGAAGGACGTAGTAACGGACTTGCTGGCTGGTACTGAGGTAACAGTAGTTATGACTTCTAACGTAACGGGCGACTTGAAATTGAGCGGCGGCGCTTTCTTTTCAAACTTGACCCTGAGCGCTCCCAACAATGACGCGGCTACCTTTAGCGCTTCTATTCAAGGTACAGGCGCTTTGACTGTCGGCACTATTTAAGCAATAGTTAACGCCTTTTTGCGTATTATTGCACTATGACAGAGGTAACAATAGGGGGCAAGAAGCACCCGCTGTACTTTAATATGGTGGCAATAGAGCGCGTAATGCAAGGCGCTGACGTTCAAAACTTCGACCAACTCGCACAGACGGGCCAAGGTATGGCAAACACGCTAGCCTTCGCCCGTCTTTGTGCTTTCTACGGGGTGCAAGCTGGTTATAAGAAAATCGGCGAGAAATGCCCGTTTAAAGACGCTGAAGAGTTAGCCGAAGAGGTGGGCAGTCTTGCCGAGATTACGCCCGCTTTAAACGCCTTTACGGAGGCTGTTAGCACTTTCTTTGCCGTTGCCCCAGAAGAGGCGCAGACCGAGGGAAACTAACAAGCGGCGAGCGGCGGCCGCTAGACTTCGAGCAATTAAAGGCCATAGGTTACGGCGAAATGCTGCTAACCGAAGAGGCTTTTAACGAAATAACGCCGCGCTACTTTATGCTGCGCCTTAAGGGGCTTAGAGCAGTACAGCAACAAGCTTACCGAAATGAATGGGAGCGGACTAGATGGCTTGCTGTTTTTATGGTAATGCCCTACTCTAAAAAGCGCCTCAAGCCTACGGATTTAATGCGATTCCCTTGGGAGCAGAAAATTGCGGCAAGTGTTAAGGATATAATACAGGCGAATAGGGCTATTTTTGATAAGCTAACCCCGCCTAAATGAGAGCCGCAAAAGTAATTTATAACATACTCGCTAACAGCGCGGGCGTTAGCGCGTTAGTTTCTAACCGAATTAACCCGCTGCGCTTGCCTCAAGGTTCGGCTTTTCCTGCCGTAGTTTATAGCGAGGTCAGTATTAACGCCACGCCAACCAAAGATTCAAACAGCCGCCTAGACTTTACGCGGGTGCAGATTGATTGTCTAGCGCTGACTTACGAAGATGCTAGCACGCTAGCGGATACTGTGAGGGCAGCGCTCAATGTAGTAACGCCTGGCACTTACAACGGCGTTAACGTCTTTTATATTGAGTTTGACAATGAGCAGGAGTTTGTAGACGATGCCGCAGACTTTGACGGGGTTTACCAGGTTTCACAGGATTATATAGTTAGCTACTCCGTATAATGGCCAGTAACTTAGACTTAAACGTAATAATTAGCGCCTCCTTTGAGAAACTTAAGAAGGGGATGGCTGACGCTGTTAACGTCGTCAAAGGCTCCACAAAGAAAATGGAGGAGGCCGCTGCTGGATCTAAGAAAGCTCTAGAGCAGGCGTTAGGAGGTGAGAATTTAAGAGTAAAGCGCCGCGAGCTTACGGTAACCATTAACGAACAGCGCAGCATTTTAACTAGCTTTAAGCAGGATTTAATAGCGCTAGAGAACAAGTTAGCTCAGACTAGCAAGGGCGATTTAATGCGCCAGAAAGCGCTTAAGAATGCTATTGCTTCGCTTAAGGTCGAGATTAAAGATCAAGAAGCCGCAGTAAGGCAATTAAGCGACGCTAGGGCAGAAACTAATTTTAACTTAGAAGAAGGTAGCCGCAAAGCCGAGCAGAACACGCAGGCAATGGAGGCAATGAGCCGAGCAATAAACGCGGCCTCTATGGCTACGCTTTTGCTGGCTGGCGGGAATGAAAAGATAAGCAAAATAATGCGCGGCGTACAGGTTGCGATGGCCTTGGCCTCTGCTGCCGTTGCTGTTTACAACCTGGCACAAAGACAAAACGAAATATTTACCAAAGCCTCAGCAGTAGCGCAAACGGTATTTACTGCCGCAGTAGGCGCTTCTACGGGTGCAGTCAAAGCTTTACGCATTGCCCTTATTGCCTCTGGAGCTGGTGCTATTTTAGTCGGCCTCGGCTTTCTTATTGAAAAATTCGTTTCTCTGAGCGACGAGGTAGCAAGCGCTACAAATGCCGTTAGCGACTTTCAGAAAGAAATGGAAGCCAAGGCTATCGCAGACGTTCGTTGGGAAAACGAAAAGCTAATTCTAGCCCTACAAAAAAGAGGCGCAACAGAAGAAGAGATAGCGGCCCAAGTTAAACAAAATGCCATAAATGAACAGACGGCAATTCGTTCGATTATTAGAGCAAGAGCCAGGGCTAACCAAGATTTAACCGAATTAAACGAACAATATAACGAAGTAGGCAAAGCTTTTAAGCGAGAAGAACTAGAGCGCGAAATAAGGGCAGAGGAAAAGAAAAGAGAAGAGCAGAAAAAGACCTTCGAAAAATACAAGGAATGGCTTAAAGAAAAGGCCGCTCTTGAGGAGGCGATGAATAAAAACCTTACTCAGTTCTTAATAGATGAGGAGGTAAAACGAGTAAAAGAAAGAAACAAGGCTCGCGAAATGACCGAGGCCGATCTAATGCCAGCGGGAGTTGCTCCTACCTTGGGCATAATTGGCGCACCAGGAGAGGGGCCTTTTGACACCATAACAGAAAGCGCTAACACAGCGAGCGACGCGGTCACGAACTTTGCCACAAAGTTTAGAGAAGCGACTAGAGGGCTTAAAATGGACATAGAGGCCCAGCAGCGCAAGGCTCAAGAGTTAGCAGACAGTTGGGCCGCAGCTATGGAGGTAGTTAGCCAAGCTGTTACCAAAATGGCAAACGATGCGGTTTACGCTTTTGGTGTGCTTGTAGGCGACTTGGTAACTGGCCAAAAGGACGCACTCAAAGTATTTACTAGCGGTTTTATTGGTGCTATTGCTGGGTTTCTTGAAACTTTTGGTAAGGCGTTAATTCAGTTCGGCGTAGGCTTGCAAGCGTTTCAAATTGCTATCGAGTCAATGAATCCAGCCGTGGCCTTAGTGGCTGGTGCTGGCTTAATTGCTACTGCTCAAATACTGCGTAACGTAGTGCAGTCTGGAGTCCCAGCTTTTGCGGACGGGGGTATAGTTAGCGGCCCGACATTGGGCTTAATGGGAGAATATCCAGGCGCAAGAAGCAACCCCGAGGTAATTGCACCGCTCGACAAATTGCAGTCTATGATCAACACAGGCGGAGGCAGCGGCGAGCTTGTGGCTTCGACGCGCTTCGATGGCCGAGACCTATGGCTAGCTGTGAACCGTTACGAAAAAGATAAATCAAGGGGCTAACTTTGAGGTATGGCTAAACAATTCTACGGCACTTTTTACAGCATAGCAGGCACAGAGTATACCTGCGAACTATGGGACGGCCCTAGCGGCACAAGCACTCCCGTAGAGCTTGCTTTGGCCTCTCCTGGTTTTGTCATAGAAAGGCAAGGCGAAAGTGACACCTTTTTCGACAACCCGATAAGGGCGAGCCGCGTTACTGCTTCTTTTGTTATTACGACAGACGCGCAGCTTACTGCTTTTCAGGGCATAGCTACAAGCCCAGAAAACGTATGGGCCGTGAAGGTTTACAGGGGTGCGTCTTTGTATTACGTTGGGCAAGTGCTTTGCGATCAAATGCGATTCGAGCGAGCCGACCCAGACGGCAAGATGGTTATACAAGTAGCCGCCGTGGATGCGTTAAATTTAATCGATGGGTTTTTTGTAGATGGTTCTTGGTTTACAGACGACCACGCAAACGGAATTTATTTACTGCGCAAATGCCTAGAACTTAGCGGGCTAGACGATTATTTCGGGGCTACGGATGACTATATATTTGACGGTCTCGAGCAATATGAGAGCGCAACTCAGAGCGTAAGCAGCGAGAAACTAAATACGTTTTGGTTTAACCGATTGGCCTTTGTAGACAACCTCGACGTATTCGGCGGCATTGAGTTAAATTATGTAAATGCGAAGCAGGCTATTGAAACAATACTCAACGGCTTCGGGGCTAGAATACACTTTGATAACGGCGGCTATTACATTACTCAGACCCCGACCTACTTAAGTTCTACGCTGACCTTCCACAAATACGATAAGAGCGGCAACTATAACGGGACCAGCACGCTATCGCACGCTGTAAGCCTAGGCACTTTACCAGCTCGCCCGCAATGGGCAGCAAAGCCGCAGCTGTATTACCAGCTTCCATTTAGGCAGTCCGAAACTAATATAACAAAAGCGAACGGGGCCTATATTAAAAAAGATACCTTTGGCTCTTCTGTTTTAACCTTGACCTTTGACAGGCCGCCGCAAGATCACAACTTTAGAGTACAGATAAACCTAGAAAGCGTACCCTTGAGCAACCCGAAAGGCTTTCACCGCGTGCGCTATCGAGTTTACGGCGTAGACGGAAGCCCTACCACGTTTTACTATTATTACAGCGGCACAACTTGGAACAGCCAAGCAAGCGCCCCGAGTTATTACAAGGCTCAGTACAAGACGACGGGGCAGCCTTATTTTGGAATCCCTACAACCTTAACGCTCGATTTTGTTGGGCCTATTGCTACGGGGCCAGCGGCTAATATTACTCAGTTTAAGGTTGACGTTTATGTTGATGAGCTAATACCTTGGTATTACCAAAACCAAACGGGCGGAACTTGGCAGGCTACGCAAGTTAATAGCCTTGCATTTATCGGAGCCATAGCTA